CAGGAAGGTACTATCCAAATCAACAACCATTCGCAACACCACCCAATTCCCTTGTACCAATACTTACACTAGTAAATATATGTGACGACTTGTGACGAAAAATCTGACCAGGCATATGGAACACCACCCAAGGACTATCGTTATTTGAAATTAACTTTACGATCCTTCATGGGTATGAACTCACCATCCTGATTCACCATTCCACTTACCAACCTTAAAAGGCAGTAACCTCCAAGTCAACCATGTAATTACCTGTAATACACGAGCAACAGGTGAAAACAAGTACTCCTGGGTTCTACCCCGGACTTGTTGTTTACAATCCCATGTTTCGTGATAATACAGCTCATCATAAGCTTCTCCTAACAAATACGGAGTTAGCTCAATCGGACTGTGTCGGATTAGTTTATCCATGAGAACTAGAGGTGTGAGTGTTTCAAAATCACTCCATGAACCTCGTCTTATAGAACATTCGGCAAAGACAACCCGATCAACCCTCAAATTTGTAGGTCCAAAGAAGATACGATTTCTCCTATGCTCCGCTATAACTATGGATTTCTTTCTGAGTTTCATCAACCCATCAAGATCCCATGTAGCCTCATAGGCTTTCCAAAAGGGCATTGCCTCAGGGCATTCATCGGAACAATGTTGAGTACTAAAACTCCTCATACGTCCAAGAAAGGCCTTAGAGAAATGACGACGGAAATCATCGCTATCAACTTCACCTATCAAATTATAACCACCAACACCCCTCACTAGGGGCAGGTATCCAAGATCATGATAATTATACCATTCAATGAGAGCTCGCTGAGAGTACTTCTCAGGTAGACCAAAAACAAGATCGTCCTGCTGCCTCCTTCCACTAAAATAAATTACCAAAGACTTTAGAAGCTTTGGATTAACTTTTCTATCAGCCGTATAGTCGATTAAATCACTTAACTGAGATGAAGCATCATCACCACATCCCTTGGTACGACCCGTTATTAAACCTAAGTTTATATAAGGGACCATGAGACTAATGAATGAAAATTCACGCGTACAGTGATCCTCCAAACCTGGAACAGGAAGGAGAGTCTTACCGATCGTATAGAGCTGAGAGTTAATAACACAAAATTCCCTACTAATATAATTTTTACCTGGAGAGGGAATAAATCCGATTTCACGGATATTATTTCTCCACAAGTTATACATAGGAAGATCCGACGCGAAGACAATATCATCCCCATTTATGAGACCCTCAAG